GCTGCCATGATTTCTGCTTCAACGTCAATACCATGCATGGCTTGTGCGTCTTGTGCAGATTCAAATGTCCAGCGAGCTTGCAACTTACGTGTGCGAGCTTCAACGGCTTGTTTCAGGATCTGAACGGAAATTTGCTTACCGCCAGTGCCTTCCATGGTAGCTGTGTTGCCACCAGTATAGCTAGTAGCTGTGGCTGTGCCAGCAGGTACTGTAGAATATGCCTGAGCAATTTTGAATGGGCTCAATGCTTCTTCACCAGCTGTTACGCTGGTAGCGGCTGCACTGTTGTCTGTCAAGCTGTTGGCATAACGCACACGCAGGGTGTGAATTTGACCAACAGGACCTGTCATGGGCTGAACGCCAACCAACTCGTTAGCAATAACGGTGGGCATAACACGACGGATCACTGGCAGAATCACACGGTTAAGTGTTGCAATGTTGCCAGCAGCAGTTGAACCTGCTGATGCATTCTCTTTCAAGTAGCGACGAGTATTTTCTAAGATTACACCCATGCTGTTGCGCTTGGAACCGCCAAGACCTTCAAGCAATGCTTCTTTGGTCTCGCCCCAGCGACTTTCTAATAGTTCTTGTGACATTTTTAGTCTCCTGTTAATTATAGACCTGCCAGTCGCTTGAGGTCAATCACGTTGCTTTTCGCATCGTTGTATTCCTGCTGACTCGGTACAGTTTTATCGCCCGTTACTGCTGTGACTTGTTCTGAAATTACTTTGCGGGCTTTTACAGATCTGTCTTCCAACACTGCTGGTAGATACTTTTCGAAAGCATTTTTCAAACGGTTAGTTTGAACGCTTTCAAGTAAATTACGCATGACTTCTTGCTTTTCCCGGTTTAAGGGACGTAGCAATTCATCCATTGTGCTTTCACGCTCATTGGATTCACGAATCATGTATAACTCACGCTCTTTTGACTCAATCAAAACTTTTGCATTTTGAGAAAGTTTAATGGCTTCCGCCAACTTACGGTCTTTGTGGCTCAGCAAGTCATAGAGTTTGCGTACTTCTGCCTTCTCATTGAGATGGGTAGCACCAAATTCTGTTGCATAAGCTTCAAAGATTCTGCGACCAAAATTGTTCTCGCGAGCAATCTTGATATCTTCTTGTAGCTGATTTAACTCAGACTTTAGATGACTGCTAACAGCTTGACTCATTTTACTTGCACTTTCTTTGATGAAACGTGCTTTCAATTGTTCAAGTTTGCCACGTGCTTCACGAACCAGACGCACTTTTGTTTCTACAACATCGCGTTTGTCTTTTGCAAATTCAGTGATTTCACGGGCCAATGCTTGTACCACAAAGTTTTCCAACTTGGCAACACCTTCGGTATGCATTTTACGGTCACGGCGCAATTCGCCGATTTCTTCTGCCAATTTGGTTACTAAAAAGCCGTTGAACTTAGTAGCACTTTCTTTCATCTTGGTTTGGAAACGTACACGATCTTCCGCCAGTGCTTGCTTTTCAGCAGCCACTTGCGCAATTTCTGTACTGAGACCTTCTGTTATCATTTTATCTAGAGCTTCTACCATTACTGTCTTGTCATGCTCGTAGCGTTGTGCAAACTCTTCTCTGAGTTCCGCACGTACCTGTTCACGGGCTTCGTTTAGTTTTCCTTCCCAAGCTTCGTTGAGTTCTTGACTAACGTCTTCGTTAATTAGGCCACTATCAAGCAGGGGTTTAATTGCATCAAACATGCCTGGTTCTCCTTAGATTTTGAGATCCCGAATGAGTCTTTTAACTTCATTCTTTAGGTATCTCTGCACTTTGTCGCTCTCGCCAGATTCCCTTGCCATCTCCAAGATTTTATGACCGTGCTTCATGTTCATGAGCCCTTCATAAATTGCTGTTGGATAAGCATTTGGTGCGCTGGGTTGTGCAACCACATCTATAGTGACTATTTCAAAGTCACTTACATGTCCTGTTCTGTCGTCAACGTTGCCGCTGCCACGACTGCTGACACCCAGCTTTACGCCAGATGTCAACAATGATTTAACCAGTTCTCCCATGGGAGTTGGCAATATCTTCAACTTACCGCAACCAGCATGTCCGTCCATCCACATGCCTTCCACAGTGTGGCACACACGATCCAAGTTGATTTTTAAGTCATCTGGATGGTCCACTTCACCTAACACGGAATTACCGTCACGGATTTGTTCGTTGATTGTTTCTACTGCTTTGAGAATTTCATGACGAGGATATATTCTCTCGTTGGCGTTTTTCTTGTCGCCTTCGATGCAGATACCTTTGAGGTAGAGATTTTTACCTCTGCCGCTGGCATCGTCTTCAGTTATGACTTCGATGCGAGCTTGAGTAAAGGTAAGATCTTCTCTTAGGTATTTGGATGCCATTTAATTAACCCCGGCGTCCTGGCAGTGGGCTCTTGTTGTTTTGACCTTCGCTACCGGCGCCCATTTTAGGCTTTGGTGCTGCTGAAGGCTTTTGTGTGCCTTGTGCAGGTGTATTACCAACTTTGCCGATCAAGTCTTTTGTGTTGTTGCTGTAAGCGCCAGATGCGTCATGACGTCCACCTTCGCCTGCACCAGTGTGTACTGGACGGCTGGCCATGCCTGCTTGTCCGCTGTTGGCTGCATAGGTAGACTTCTTGTTTACGCCGCCTTCTTCACTGGTCACTGGCTTTGGGGCTGCTTTTAAACTCACAGCTTCCATCATGCCTGGTTCCATTTCGTCGGTGTCATCCATTTCAATAGCGTCGCCGCCTTCGTCAGGACCAAAGTCATCGCCGTCGCCCATGTCGTCGCCGCCCATGAGATCTTCAAACTCGGCCATCAACTGGTCCAATTTGTCTTCTAAATTCATGATGTCGTCTTTGGTAGCTGGCTCGTCGCCGTCGTCCATGTCATCACCCATGTCCATGTCATTGCCCATTTCCATGTCATCGTCGCCCATGTCTTCTTCGGCTTCCATGTTCATGTCAGATTCTTCTTCCATTTCCACGTCGTCGATCAGGTCGCTTTGAGCGTCACCGCCCATCATGCCTTCTTCAATTTCTTCTTCTGCTTCGTCAAGTTCTTCTTGACCTTCTTCCACAGCTTCTTCAGCCATTAGATCTTCATAAATCTGGCGGCTTTTTTCCACCACAATGTCGTGGAAAAGCTCGCGAGCTTTGGTTTCTTCATCATTGATCACGTATTCGATCAATTGTTCAAATTTGTTCATATGGAAAACTCCTATAGGTAAAGTGTGCTGTTATTTACAACAATGCCTAAAAACTAGCTGTTTAAGGAGTCAAAAACACCAATAAATGTAAACTTTATGACAAAAAGTTTATGCTACTGGTGCAACTGGTGCTGGTGCGTATTGCTTGCGAACATTTTTGAGTTTTTCTTTGTACTCATATGCTCTGACGTCATTCATTCTTCTCAGTTTGTTGAGCTGTCTCAATGTGAGACGTGTTTTACGAAGATCGCTGGCAGTGGTCTGGCTGTTGTCTTGGCTCAGGTCCTGATAGGCAGCTGGTGCTTTTTCGTAAATTTCATTGAGAATCATACTGGTATTTATGCAGGCGGGGCAGGAGGAGCTGCTGTGGGGGCTCCTGGAGGCATTGCTCCGACAGCAGCGGATCCAACACCGTTGGGTCCCATGTCTGCCATGGCTTCGCCAGTTTCAATGTCGCTTTCCAAGGCTGAAGGAGTGATACCCACAGATCGCAAATCTTGTCCAGCATTGGTCTGCATGTCAACATCATCACGTTCTTCCAGCCACATTTCTTCATTTTGTTTGATTTCTTCGTCAGTCAATCCCAAGAAACGTTCCAGCATGAATCTCTTGCTCATGTAAGGCAACGCTTCCAAACTGGTAAATGCTGTGATACGAGTGTTGTCCAACTCGCTTTGACGATAGCTGGCAAAGTTTTGAGGCGCATTGAATGTTATGTCAAACAAGCTGGAGTCAAGATTGAATCCACGCCATTTCAAAAACATCTTGAATTCATCATCCAATTTCTGTGCTATCAACTTTTGCAGGCGTTCACAGTACTGATTGAATCTGTACTCTTGAATCAGTGCTGTGCCCACTTTGCCATCGTTCAACACAGCAGATGAATCGTCGGGACCGGTGGGCAAGTAGCTTGACGGCACACGCAAACCACGAGCCATTTTGTTGTTGAAGTATTTTAAATCGTCAATTTCGCCTAGATTTTTTCCGCCTTCCAGTGTGCTGACATCGCTGCCACGGCCTTCGGCTGTGACTGGGAAAAAGTAGTCTTCGTTGATTGAGAGTGGGTTGTATGATGCATCCATCATGTTGTTGCCGCCACCGTTCATGGTGGGGATTCGCCGCTGGTGCATTTCGTTTTTCACACGTTCAACAAACGCCATGGCCAAGTGGCTGGGCATGTTGCCCACGTCAATTTTGAAGATTCTGCGTTCAGGAGCACGGCTCACACGATAGATCAGGATAGCATCTTCCAAGAGTTCTTTTTGTTTGAACACTTTGTAGATCATTTCCAGCACTGATCTTCCAAAAGGCCAAAACA